AACAAAACTAATCGCGTAGTATCTGCTGGCACTTATCCAACAAGAGCCAAAGCCTTAAACTCCGCGTTACTTGCCGAAGAAGGCATTGAGATAGGTGAAGTCCAAACAACTTTTGAGGTTTATGTAAAGTCCTGGCTGGAGTCATCAACACTACGTCCAATCACCAAAAAGACGTATGACACCCTTCTAAAGAAGCACGTCTTACCAACCTTAGGAAGTCGTAGCATTTCTTCAATAACGCGTAGAGATGTTCGTAGCCTGTTTAGAAAGTTAGAAGCCTTAGGCGTAAGCCTTGAAACGATAAAGCACATAAAGATTGCGTTAGGGTCTGCCTTCAAGCCATTGGTAGAAGATGAAGCCCTAGCGACTAACCCCACTCATGGCGTAAAGGTCAAAGCCTCAAAGCCTGACCCATATTCAACTATAGAACCCCATGAGTTCAAGAAGATTGTTGCCAACCTGCCCACACAAGGTGCGAAACTACTAGCGGAGTTCTTAGTCGCTAGTGGGTGTAGATATGGAGAAGCAACAGAACTGAGAACCAAAGACCTAAATCTGCTGAACAACGAAGTCTCTGTGCGGAGAACAGTTAGTGACGTAGGTGCTAAATGGAATAATGGGTCTAGGTTTTTAGTCGTGCCCACAACAAAAAGTGGGCATAAACGCACAGTCGTTCTTAGCAAGTCTCTAACTAATGCTCTAAATAAGTTTATTTTGAGTAATAGATTGGGCGAAAATGATTTGCTGTTTTCGGTGACAACTGTTTGCCCTATTGTTACCGTTGGTTCTACAAGTCACGTAGAAAGGACGACAAAACCCTACGCCGTTGGTAGTAGAACATTCCAACACGCAACTCCTTACAGTTACAACGTAGGTGGGTGTAGGTGTGACTTATGTAAGCAAGCGGTAAGGAAATACCGTAGTCAATACAGAAAGGACAAATCTAGTAAGAGAAGCCTGTCCAACACGACAGGTCATCTGCCGAGAGAGAAGTGGATTTTCACTTGGAAGTCGGCAATAGAAAAGTCAGGTATTGGTTGGTATCCGAAAACTCATGACCTCAGACATGCCAACGCTACTCTTCTCTTGAAGGGTGGAGTTGATGTCCATGAAGTCAAAGAGCGTTTGGGTCATCAGTCAATCACAACGACGGAGAGGTATCTACACCGTATCCGTCACCGACAGTCGAAAGCAGGAGAACTTGCTGACGAGTATCTGTTGGGGAAAGGTGAGAAACTATGAAACTAACAAAACGCGGGCAAAAAGTAATGGCAGTCGCCATTGTTCTAGGCTTCGTGGCTATGTTTCTAAGCGGTATTGCGGTCGCTAGAACAACCACAGCCAACAGTTCTGTGAAAGAAAAACAGACAATCGAAAACCAAATCGCACAAGAGAAAGAAGCATCTGTCAAGGCTCTAAAGAAGATTGAACCCCTTAGAAATAAGGCAGTTCTTTCAGACCAAGAACTTGTAGATGTTTTAGAACACGCAGGTTTCAAGGGTAATGCCTTGAAGATTGCGTGGGCTATCGTGAAAAAAGAAAGTAACGGTCGCCCAGTTGCCTTTAACGGCAACGTCAGAACAGGAGATAACTCCTACGGCATATTCCAAATCAACATGATTGGTGACTTGGGAGAAGAACGTCGAAAGAAGTTCGAACTATCGTCCAATGCCGAGTTGTTTGACCCTGTGACGAACGCTGAAATTGCGTATCGCATGAGCGGTAAAGGAACGGATTGGTCTGCTTGGAAGGGGATGACCCCTAAAGTAAAAGCATGGCTAAAGAAGTTTCCTAAGCAGTAGGATTTACTGCTGAGAGTTTCCTCCCTGTGTTGGTAGCAGGGGGGATTCTTTTTTGTTAGACTTTAAGAAGTTAGGAGGAGTAAATGGGAAAGCATCACGACAAGATTCTTGCCTCTTTAGAACTTAGAAAAAAGCACCACAAAGGTCCAGGAGGTAAAGTTCCTGGAAGCATGAATAAAAAGAAGACTGGTTATAGCGGAATTAGAGCAAATCAAGCAAGAAATAAATAAAGCGTAAGGATTAAAAGGTTCTTTAGCAAAAACTAAAGAGCCTTTTTTTCTACCCTATTCCTTGTGAGTGATGAGATTACAGGTGCTACTAGACATGGTGGCGACCGTTCTTTTCAAAGAGATGTTACTTGGGAAGCGGTAAGGCACGTAGTTCGTAATGGCGTACCTACTCCACAAGAAAACGGAAACACCAAGCATGTTGGTCGTCACCCAAGTATTCCTGACCACTTGATTACCGTAGTTGTAAGTCCTAAAAAAGAAATTGTTACAACCTTTAAAACCCACTCACCTATAGCAGCGATTGAGTCTCAACAAAGAGCAAAAGCACAAGCCGATAGAGAACGTGTAACTAAAAGTAAATCACGTCAGGCAGAACAACTAGCCAAGAAACGTGCTCGTACTCCTAAACCAAAGAATAAATAACTAAGAGTTATCTTTTATTAGTTTTACTTCACACGCATCAGTCGTGCAATAAGCCTCACCAATAGCATCAGAAGCCATACCAGCATAAACACCTGATAGGTCTATAGGAAACAGTTTCATTGTTGCTTCCTCGTACTCTTCCGCAGTTATCTGTGTGTAGGGCATCTGAGGATAAACGGCGTTACCCATAGGCAAGAAAGATATTGTCTTCAACTGACCGTCGTGCATGTGAAGAATAGAAGCAATACTTTCTGCTTCTTTTTCAGGGTCAAAAGTTACAGTTACGGATACAGAGTTATCTGACCAATAACGTTGTGTAACTACAGCAAGAGCAACCTTCTCATGAACAGATACTTCTTTTTCTGCTCTTTTTGCTTCTGTTTCTATTGGGAAAAAAACAACAGATGTTGTGTCGGGAGATTCAGAAGCAGGTTCAATTCTGTATTGAGCCATTTTGAAAAGCGGAAGCATTGGGTCAGAGTTAGCAAAACGAATAGCACGATTAAAATGCTTGCCACCTGATGCCCAGTGAACTCCAGGAGATTCACCAGCAAGAATTGAAACTGTGCCTGATGGTTTTACCGTAGTCATCTTGATTGACTGACGAATACCAAGCCACTCTGAATAGGACTCGTCGTAAGCCTTAACAGTTGCATAGCCTTCATTCAACCAATCACGAAGAGTTGTCCAGCCATTGTTGTCTGCAAAGTTAGCAATACCTGAAACAGAAGTTCCAATACGACGATTGCGTTGCATGATTGCATTGGTTTCTTCCCAATGTGTAGGGAGTAACGTAACAGTCTTGGCATAGAGATAAGCAAACTTCAAAGTTCTTTTGAAGTCTTCTAAGTCTTCGTGACGATTCAAATACGTTTCTACAAGGGTGCAACATTCAAAAGACTCTAGGCTTTGTTCTGCACAAGGGTTGTATCCAGCAACACGCCAATCTTTACTGTTTGGGGGGTCAATCAAACGACCATACTTGCGAGACACATCCATCCAAACAACTCCAGGCTCACCATTACGGATAATGCCATCAACAATTTTTGAAAAATCTGAACCTACTTTTGCTTCTACAGAGTTATTAGACATCCAAGCCCAGCCAGGATTCTTTGGGTCGTAGGAATTGCGTTCAGGATAAACGTCAGCGTTCTTTAGGTTTAAGAAGTCTTCGTCGTCAATTCGACCAATAAGAAGTTCAGCAGAACGACGGACGTTGCCTGAAACTACGCATACACCAATCATGTTGCCGATGTCTGCTATGTCTTTGCGAGTTAGTTTTTCACCAACACGATTCTTAAACATCTTATAGATATGGGCGTGGAGTTTTACCAACGGTTCAGGACCAGCAGCAGTTCCACCAAAGATTTTTATTGGTGCACCAGCAGGACGGATTAGTGTGTAGTCAAAAATTAAGCAAGGTTGGTCAGGCTTCAAGTAAGAGTTGATGAGAAGACTTACAGACTCAACCCAACCTTCACGAGTATCAGGTATCTCATACGTAAAGACGTTGCTTTCTTCTGTAGAAGGTTCATAAATAACAAAGTCTTTGTCTGCACCCTTATCGTCAAAGCCAACTCCTACCCCAAGCATTGAAGCCTCCATGATAAAAGCAAAAGGCTTGGCAGGGTTGAGTTTGGTCATTTCCATAGTGGAGACGAAAGCACAGTTCTGTAGGGCTGCGGAGTTGCGTTGTTCATTGACCAAAGGAGTACCCATAACCCATAGCCCACGTCCAGGTGGTGTCCACTTTAGATTGAATAAGCGGTCGTATGCTTCTTTAGCAGAAGCCTGAGCCTTAGCGTCATTCCATGGTAGGCGTTGAGATTTAGCATGGTCTTTCTGTAGTGAGTACATGCCGTTGATGACTCGCTCACATACGTCTGCCCAAGTTTCCTTAGTGCCGTCTTCTTTCAGGCGAGAGTAAGTTCTCAAGAAGGTTATCTCTCCCACCGAGTTTCCAGCAGCATCTCTGTAGCCAAAAGGCGGAGTTTTGGTTCTGTATCCTGCGACGTAATCTTCGGTTAATTTGAAAGAGAAAAGACTCATTGACATTCCTTCGGGTAGGTGTTTGTAAGAAATTAAAGAGAGATAAGTGAACCTTACATCCTTTCGTCATACACCTGATAACAACACTCCACTTTGCCCCACCTTGTTCCATGCCCCTCCACTCGCTGTTATCAGATAACTATTCGAGTGATTTTTTGATGATGTTATTGGTTTGGTCAGGGTCTAAACCGTTGTGTGGAAGTTCTTTTAGAGCCTGTGCTCTATCCCCAAAGATGGCTGAAAGTACCCCACCAGAGGATTGTCTTTCGGCTGTGATGCGGATGAATTCTCGGTTCTCTTCTAACTCTTTTAGACCCTTTACCAACTTGAAAAGACGGTCAATTTCCTGTGAAGTGTTGGGGTCTGGGTAGCCTCCATTGACTTCTTCTGCGAACCTAGAGAACGCAACTCTTGCTCCCTGCATCTCAATAATCGCATTTAGAAGGGCTTTTAATTGTTCTTTAGTCTTGACCTCTACAGGCAGATTGAAGGCACAAGCGGTGTCTGGTTTGAAGGCTGGGCAGTTGGAAGCAACGAAACAGGTGTTGCATTGGCGTAGTGAAGTGCCTGTGGATTGAACTATTGGAACGTCTCTTAGAACGTCATTACCATTGTCATCTGTGTCCACAATAGTTTTGGTTTTGAAACCAAAGACAGGTAAGTGACTGACCTCTAAAGGGTCTCTTGGAAGCAACTTTTTAGCCTCTTCTACGGCGTTTTCTTTCCGCATCTCAAGGTCACTGTTATCAGAAAGGTACTCCCCTAATTCCGCTAAACCTGATAGTAGTGGTGTGTCACTGTTATCAGATAACATCTCAGGCTTATCGCCCTTTACGACTTTCAAATCAGGACGTTTCTTGTCCACAGAACTCTCCAACTGTAAGTATGACCAGACTGCTGCTTTGGATGACTCTACGCCATCGTTCTTTAGAAACTTCTCAAAGTCCAACCCAGATTTCTTTATTACTGACGAGTAGCGTGGTCTGGCTTGAGCCAGCATCTTCTTTGGGTATCGAACTACCTGTACCCCATCCCAGATAATCGTTTCACCCCTACGCATTGGCGATAGCCATGAGAGAGTGGAGGCGGTAGCAAAAGGTATCTGCCGTAGGTTGTCTGGCTTGGCACAGGCTAGGGCATGGAAGGTCACAGGGGTATGGCTTTGTATGCCCCTACAAAGCCCTGAAAGGGTCGTAACAGCCTCAATGGTCTCGTAAGGTATGGCTACGTGAGAAAACCGCTTAGACCAGTCTCTGAGGCTCTGAACCCCGTATTCGCCATGCCATACCACCCATAGTTTAGGGTCGTGTTCGTAGGATGCTCGTTCTTGAAGTATCCAGTCCAACCCAAGAACCTGACTATCTGGCTCGATAAAAGCGAACAAATGTTCGACGTTGTTGGCTACAAACTCTTGGTATTCGGCTGCTAAAGAAGTTAGTTCTTCTTTAGAAAGCCCATCCGATTCTGCCTGACGCATCCCAGAATCTAAAATTACATCCGTGTCATTCTCAAAATGTTCAGAGACCAGCCAAAGTTTGGTTTTGGGTAGCCCACGCTTCTTCAGAGCATAAAAGGACAGACTCATACGCTTTACGCCCATGTTCTCTAGAAGAGTTCGGTTACTTCCAACTTCAGCCCCAGCAAATATGATGTTCATAAGGACCTATTCGTATTTATAGTCTTTGGAGGAAACGTCTAAAGAACGCTTGATGTTTCTATTGGTGACTGCTTCTTCGATTGACTGCCAGGAACGCATACCTGGTCGATTACTTATAGGAGTGGAGTCAGAGTGAAGAAGTGCTAAAGAAGGTATTCCGTGCTCAAAACACCATCTTGATAAGACGGGGTCTGCAGTAAGTACCATCTCTACAGGTTGGCGTGAACGTGCAATAGTTATTTGGCGTTGAGATAGGTCTTCACCTAACATGGCATAGGAATCATCTATAAGTTCTGCGTAGTCAATGATGCCGTTACTGGCTAACCAATATTCCGCATCTTTCTTTGACCACTTGGTAAAAATGGCAACCCGATGATTGGGGATTAGTGAGTAATAAATTAGAACGCTTGTTCTATTTGGAACTTTATTCTCCGAACTAAGTACCCCATCTAGTGCTACGAGTATGTTCATTACTTTCCTATTCGGTACATCGCTGCTCTTCGAACAAGAGTTCGAATGTCAGGCAGTTCAACTCCATAAGTTGTTGATTGCTGTTCTTCTTTATAGTCTTCATAAAACTCTTTTAACTTTTGTAGAGCAGACACAGTGCCAAGACGTTTACCTGCTTGCCAACGATAGTTATAGAAGTCTCCGTAACCTTCACCAGTTTTTGAAAAGGCTAACTTACGACTGCCGTGTATGTCGTCGTACAAAGCCGTTGCTTGTTCTAAAAGATTAATAAGCAAGAACTCTGCATTACGTCTTGTTGCATCATTCTTTGCCTCACTAAGGTTTGTAGTAAGGCGAGAGTAGTTAGCAACAATTTCCATTGCTTTTTCTTTATCGCGTTGGGCTGCTTGTTCCCATACAGGTTCGTACTGTGCTTGTGCAGCAGGGTCAGGATGAACTGTCCACTCATCATGAGTTAAGTCGTATGCAGCATAAGGTTTGATAACTCTAATGTCTGTAGCACCTGGGTTTACATAAAAGGTAACTTCATAGCCTTCCCAGTTTTTTGTTGCGGGCATCAACCCTTCACGGAAGTCATCGTTTAGCATCTTGCTAATTTCAGTGTCTGACAATCCCATGTAATCAGTATGTTCTTTACGGAATATCTCGTAATCAACGCCAATTAAAACGTCTAAGTCTCCTGGACTACGAGAAGCACTCCACTGATACGAAGCACCAGAACCTGCTAACCAAACTGTAGCCCAAGTGAATGGGGAGTAATACTTCTTAGAAAGAAAGTCATTTAGCATCCGCAAAAGACTGTTGCGAATCCACGGCTTCATCTTTTCACCAACAAAAATGTTCGGGTCTAACTTGTCCTCTGGTTTAGAAAAATATGAAGTGGCTGACCCAACCATTGAGACTGAGCCAACCACCCGATTTAATCCATCGTTACGGTTGTTCATACCTAAAGTTTACTCGTCATCTTCTTCTTTAGGTCTGAAAACGTGCTTTTTAAACTTTCTATTTACCTCAATATCCGAAGCAGGAGGTTTAACAAAACCACACTCTTGATGAGCAGCGGTAAAGCGGTGAGTTAGATGCCAGATTTGTTCTGCTTCCTTGTCATCGCCTGATATGGAAAGAGAACTGCCACAAGCACATGACATCTCAATCGCAATCATTTCTTACTCCTTTATGGTATCTGTGGAGAATTCGATGGTCTTCTCACCAGCGTTAAACTCAACGCCACGAGCCTGTAAAGCATTTGATACCTTCTCGCTAACAGTTTGCTCACGATTGTTTAGAACAGTGAGAACACCGCTAATAACTCGGTCTGCTAACAATTGAGACTCAATGTCAGAAACAATCTCTTTTGACACCTTAAAAATGTCTAAGGTGTTGAATGGACGTTCTGCTTCTAGTCCTTCTGGCAGGTCACGGTATGTTTGAATCGTTCCATCTTTTTCAACAGCAACGACGAAGTAGAACTCTACTTCTTTCTTTTCGATTGTTTCTTTTTTCATTCGTACATTCCTAACAGTTGGCGTTTACGTTGGACCACTTTACTATGTATTGGACAGAAGTGGCATAGGTAGTTTTTTGGACCTGGAGCATTTTTCAATGACTCCATCCCAAGTTCTTTACGGTCTTGTGCTGTGTTTGGTAGGAGTCTTTTCGAAGACGACTCGTAATCATCACAACTATCTTGAGGTTTATTATGTCTTTTCCAACAGGCCATTGCATCTTCAGAAAAAGTGCTTTTACTTTCGTAAAATTTTTCATCAATTTCTGCAAGACCTTTTGAACCTCCACCTTTAATCTGACGGATGATGTTTTCACGGGCTTCTTTATTAGCCCACGCCATCACAGGAACAACAAACAACAACCCCTTGTGTTCTTCTCCTGAAGGAAACCTATGTTTCTCACAGGTGATTGCTAACAAGTGGTCATCCTCTGGACGACCTTGAAATGGAGGTAACTCTTCTAAAGACCTACAAACCATGCAGAAAAGGAGTCTAATTTGCGGACCCTCGTTGTATGACTTGTCTTTTGAGCCAAGCAACGGCACATTTGGCATGTAGTTCTCCTAAATAGTTGTCGAAATCGTACTCCAACCTCTAAAGAAGTTAAAGAACGTTAGTTAATCTTTTTTGCCCGTTTGGAACGTATGGAAGGAATCGGTTTACGAACACGTCCGCCCTTCATGCGGTTTGGGACGCTACCGCCTTGCTTGCGATGCTCGGTAAATTCGACCTTAGTTTGCTTCTGTCCATACTTACCAGCACGAGCAGCAATTCCCCGTGGTCTTTTCTTTTTCGCCAACTTAGGCTCCTGGGTTCACCTTGTTTGGGTGCTCAGTTGTCACGAATCCATAGTTATAGAATGGATTGAGTGCTTGGCGATTTGCCTCAGTAGTTTCACTGCCAGAACCTGCAATGACTTCAGTATCAGGACGAGCCTTACGATACTTACCATCAGTTGCACCTGATGCAAGTGACTTGTTCATTGAACGTGATGAATTAACAGACATTATTTTTTACCTTCCCTTGCTGCCTTTTTTGCTTCGTTCTCTCTGTTCATGTCGTTATAACGTGCTGCGTCTTTAAGAGCCTCGCCCTTAGACATTCTCTTTGGACTACCCGCTGATTCATGCTTGTAGTTGTAATCAGAACGAATACGAGCAGCAGATGACATAACGTCACTACGTTCTTTAGCGTTGTCACGCTTTTGTGATGCTCTTTCATAGGGGTCTTTAGAAGGAGCGTCTAACTTCTTAATAGCACCTGTCTTTGCCATTTGCTGAATTTGCAAACGGGTAGTTGCACGTGCAGCCTTCCTTGCCTTACGTCTGTCATTCCATGCAATCATGCGTTGCCTTCTTTCTGTCCTTGTTCTTTAGCGATACGTGCTGCTCTTGCTCTGGCTTGTCCAGCCCTAGCATTTGCAGCGTTCTCACCTGCGACACGTGTTCCTTGTGCGAGTTTACCCCTCAAGGCTTTCATTGAAAGGGTGAAGTGAGTATCAGCATTTGGATGGTTTGGTTTTCGAACTACGTGGGCTGCTATGCCCAAAAGGGTATGAACCCTTGAATCTGCCCCCTGCAAAGTAGCGTGTACAGCGTTGAAAGAGTCATGGTGTTGATGGTAGTCCTCAGTGCCGTGAGTAGCCTTCATCTTCTCAAGATGACCAATGGCTTGCTTTAGAAGTTCGCCTACCTGAGCAGGGTTTCTATTAAACCCTCTATTTGAAGCACGGACAACGTTGCGTCCTCTAACGATTTGCGGAACTGTTTTTGCTGTTGGTTGTGTTGCTGGTCTTTCTTGTGCTGGAAGTTCAGTTGTTATAGAGGCTCTTGCATCAGCCTTTGTTACTCGTCTTAGAGTTCCATCTTCAGTCTTCTCAATACTTCCTGCTCGTTTACCAACCTTTTTACCAACCCAAGGAGATTCTCGTGTAACTGGGGCCTTCTTCTTTTTAGAAAGTTTAATTGGAGGAAGAGGGGCTTTCCTCTTTTTTGGTTTTTTTTCAGCCATTAGGCCATCCTGTCTTTCAACCGTTTTGCAGATTGCTGTGCAAAACATTGTGGACACATTCCTTTGCCATACATGGCTGCAACAGGATTCATAACGACTCCACACTGTGGACATGGGTGAGAGCCGTTGTACGACGTAAGATTGTTGACAACCTTCTTGGTTTGCATATCTAGTGGGTAAGAACCACTTTCCATATCCATTAGTTACTTCCTAACGCGTTTCTGTCTGATGCGGAATAACCTGCAACTCCACCTGAGTACCAAGAAACACGTGGCTCAATGTAGTTACGGTCAATAGTTACAATATCGTCAATACCAATAGCACGACGTTCATACCCGTATTTAGGTGGGAACAACTTAATCTGTGGCAAAGGTGGACGAACCATTTGTTGAATCTCTGCACCAGGAATGTTCATAATCATAAGTGCTTGAGAAGTTAAGCGTTCTTCATTAGAAGACCAAGGTCCGTTGTACTGCCATCTTTTTGCTACCTGGTCAGGTTGAAACGGTGGACGTTGATTGTATGGTTTAGTCCAGTCGTAACGACCGTCGCTGCCACTACCACGCATAGTTATCTCCAAGCAGGACGCAAATATGCAAAACGGTCTGAACGCTTTGCATATAACTGTCCTGGTTCATCTGCTCGTAGGTTTGCTTTACCATCGTTTACCAAATGCGGTGGTGGTGTTAACTCCACTTCTGGAGCATTTCTTTCTGCAAGATATACAGCCACACCATATTGGTTAGTCTTTTTGGCTCTCATTTGGCGTGACAACCCCCGTGTGGGCTGTAATTCTTCAGGCCAATAATATGCACTTGGCTCTACACGTTCACCTTTGTGAACACCTCGTTGATACGCTTTTTTATTTACATTGTTTTTGATTGAGTCGAGTAACTTGTCATCTCGACGACGAGTAATCAAAGTACCAAGATAACCGTCTGGATATTCTGCAGAAGGAACTCGTCCAACTCCAAGACGTAGGAAATCTAACTCTGAACGAACGGATGGACCACCTACACCGCTTTGGTTGTTATAGCCATATAAACCGCCAGCACCAAGTGCTTGCCAGTTCTGGCTTGGGTTCATATTTACTGCTGGCATTACGATTCTCCACGCATACGGTTTACGCGATTTTCGTTAATAGTTCTAAGTATGTGTTCGTGAGTGATTGGCTTACCTGCAAGCATGCCAGCCTTCTTGTTCCAGTCTTTGTTCTTATATTGATTGCGTGTAAAACTTCCCTTACCACCTGGCATATCTAATGCACCTGGGCGGTAACGTGGGTCAACGTCGTTTTTTCCAATATCTCCTGTATGTAAAAGAACGTCTCCACCATAACCACCAACGAAGTGACCACGACGAGATACGCGGGTTCCACTTAATGCGTATGAGGCTTTCTGTTTTTCTGCAACACCCATTGATTGGGCTTCTTTTGGAGTCTTTACTTGAACTGAAAGGTCTTGGTCATGTGTTTCAGAAGTAACTGGGTTTTTCCATGAACCATGTATAACACCTTCCATACCCTTAACTTTGTCTGCGTGTTTTTCACGATACGCTTTAATTTGTTTACCAGTTGCTGGCAATGGGGTGGATTGTTCAGCCCCAGAAAAAGCAGTCATAAAACCATGCCCACTAGCAAGAACCCTGCTATGAAAGCCTACAGAGCCTCCACCGTGCTCATTAATGTGAGCAGCAAACTGCGCATCGCTCATAGCCTCGTAACTCATGGTCTAATGGTCTGCGATAAAGTAGCATTTGTCAGGGTAAAGGAGGCGTAGTGGGACACGAAAACATGTACAAAAACGGCGTAAAACATTACGTTGCTATTGCAGCAGTAGGAAACAACTATCAAGCAACCTGCAATCCGATTAAGTGCGGATGGAGGGGCTCAGTTACAACTAAGACTAATGCTGAGTTTGAACGGGAGATTCACTATATTCAAATTCTTGACCTTGATACAGGGCCGTTCCCTCAATAATGTGAACCGCTTCAATTGAGAAGCGACCAGTCTCTTCGTTAAACCAAATTATTCCGATTCCTTGTTGCCAGTTCTCAAAATGAAGTCCTGGTCGTCCATCAGAGCCAACTCCACTATTAATCGACGGTACTGCGCCATCAACTCTGCAGAGACACCCTGGCGAAAAAGCAACACTTCGTATTGGACCATCAGCATCAAAAGTTGTTCTGTATTGCATCTCAATTCGGTGTATGTGTCCGAAGACTGTTGATAAGTGTGGTGTCTCGTTGGTATACGCCACAGCAGTTGACCCGTTGCTTCTGACCTTATTTCCGTGCATTGCTCGTAAGTACTTACCGAGCCAGATGTAACCTTCTTGTGAAGGATATTTGTCATAAAACTCCACTCCTAATTCTTTTAGACATAACAAATTTTGAACGCTTAGTACTGGGTCGCCTTCTAGGTCATTAGCCCGTTTCAATCCGTAAGATGCTGCAGCATTTCTTGTTGCATACAAATTCAAACGGTTGTCGTGGTTACCCTCTAGTAAGACTATACGAGCATCTGGTGCTATCGCTCTTTGCTTGGCAAGAAACTCGTGCCCATAGTTAATCGCAGACTGAGTGGTATTGGCAAATGCCGCTTCCTGAAGGTACTTACTATGCTGTTGTAGGTCTAAGAAATCACCCAAGTTAATTACAATATCAATTCCATATTTCTCTTGGACATAAGCCATAACCTTCAACGAAACTTCTATAGCAGTTACATCGTGGAAAGGGTCTAGTGTTCCGTCTTCATACCTTCTATAGCCGATTTGTGGGTCTGGAAAAATAAATGCACACCGCATTTTGGTGTTGCTTTTATCGTGTTTGGTAGGAGTCCAATCAATCTTTACTTCAACAGGGTCTGCTGGTCGAACTATCTCCCATTGCGGTCCTTCGGCCCATGAAGGATGGATGACAACCTTAAGACCCTCAAGGTCGTGGACTGTTGCGTTTCCGTCTTCGTCTTTAGTAACTGTTTGATAAGTCGATACGTTAACCTTAGAAATACGACCAATATCGTCTGGGTCAAACCCGTTTTTTTCAAGAAGTTCTCTTATCTTTGTTTGTTCGGCAGACTTTTTTAAGTCTTCCCAATTATCATCTAACGACATGCACATTGTCCTTGTCTATGTGTACGGATTGTGTCTTTGCTCATTTGTATAGTCATTACACGTTGTAGTTCCCGAAATAAATCTGCATGACTTAGATTAGATTTTAATAAAACAGAAATAACCTCAGCCTTTTCAGGACTGAGGCTTGAGTGCCATTTGGCAAACTTGCACTGTTTTGAGTTTACTGGACGAGTTTCTAAACGAACTAAAAGTTCTTTAAAAGCATCAAAAGACGGTTCTGTTGCAGCGGTTTGTGCTCCCACTCGTCGTCACCTCTCGTAACTAATCGGTGACTAAATTGTACCGAATTTAGTTACGAAACGTGAGAGTTTCGACTACTTTTTATCAAAGGGTTGAGTAGGTGCTTCATCCCATTTATAAAAGGAACCAGCAGTTTGCTTGGACAAAGGAGTGGGAGTTCCGTAAGGGTCACTCTGGTTTGACCAAGCAGTACGTGCTTGGGCAGTTGAAATATTTGTCGAACCCAAAGGACGTGGCGAGTTTACACCACGATAGGGTTGTACTGCAGCACCAGTCTGCTGGGCTGACTGATTACCGTTCATTGTTACCTAAATGAATCGGAAGCAGCACCTGAAAAGCCTTGACGTGCTCCCATTGTTGAAGGAACTGTGCGAGCAGATGACATTGTTGCACTTGATGCTGGGTCAATGCACGTGCTCTTTGCAGAAATCTTGCAGCAAGCACCTAAACGCTCTGAACTTGCGTCAATCTTGACGGGAGTACGGCGTGGTTTTGCACCCATAACTGTTGGGTCTGCTGCTTGTGTGTTTTTCTTTGGCATTAGTTTGCCACGAACTGCACCAACAGACAAGCGAGCACTTCCTGCTGAAATTAAATCGCTTACAACATCTGGCATATCTACCGATGTTCTCTTTCCTGCTCCATCCATGTGATTGGATGCTGCACCTGCACGACGACGCATAGCGTGTCCCATCTTTCTGTAGTCTGACATGTGAACTCCTAAGTGCCCTCTATAGAAGTATAAACTTATTTAATTGGCTTGGATGCTAAACACGATGGCAGATATTTCTCCATCGCGGGATTCAATTGTAGTAAACCCTGGCTTGCAGGTTAGGTCTAGACCCCTTGGGGCCACATACCCTCTGGCAATTGCCAAAGCCTTTACTGCCTGGTTAACAGCCCCAGCACCTACGGCACGGAGTTTTACCTGGCGGTCTTGGTACAAAGCATGAGCAATAGCAGAAGCAACTGATTGAGGGTTGCTGCCAGCACTTACTCGTAAGAATGGTTCCGCTTCAGGAACCGTGTTTTCGTTCGTTGCCACGTTTGTTAGTCCTTTTCGAGATATGGTGTACCCGCCTCAGTGCATAAGGTAAGTAAAAAACTCATATAAATCAGGTTAAACGTGGCTCATCTCTGTATTTAGGGTCCTTCATTTGCTCAATTATTTGCTTTTCCATGGCGTTTATGCCTGTACCTTTTACCAATCTGGCTAGGGCATACGAGTCAGCAGCGTTGTCATCTGAGAACTCGACCTTCCAACGTTTGTACATCTGAAGCAACATTTCTTGTTTTTTGGCATTGCCTTTACCAGAAGCAAACTTCTTTAGGGTCATAGGAGGAACTTGTAGTGGGTATTGCTTGTTCTCTAGAAGTTTCAACTTCACTACGCCCGCTAATTCTCCCAACTTAAGTGCTGAATGACTCTGTAGTACAGAACCTTCCATAGCCACATCAAGTATTGGGTATACAGCAATAAAGTCTTCTAAAAAACACAGGATGTCATAAAGACGTTCTACTCCAAAGTAAGAAGACTTATAAACCTGTGTGAGGTATTTGCCATCAACGTCTAAAGCAGTTATTGCAAAACCAGTTAGGGACTGGTCTATTCCTATGTAAGAGGGGGTTCTCTCTCTTAACCCACCATCAAATTTCTTTATGCTCATAGAGCGTCTTAATGAGATTCCGTAGTTGTTCTAAACTGCCGTCGTTTAAAATTCCGTGGTCACACTGGTAATTATCCATTTCCCATTCAGAGATGTGGTCGTTTACTGGTGTAACTCCTGGACGTTCTACACGCCAAATTTCTCCACCATGTTTTTTTATGTAGGCTGCTTCGTTTAAGAACCTAACATCAGCAATTACATAGTTTTTGTCTGCTCTCATCTTTCCAAAAGCAGCCATTACCCACACATCTGAATGAATAGTCATACGAGCCGAGTAACCAAGAACTTGTAAGAACCTACGTACTTCTGCCTTTGATTTTGTAATGTCCCATCCGTAGTTATCTACAATGTCAGCAAGACGTTCTCCATCAACGATTGGATTCATGTCATAAAGAATCTTACGAATAGGGTCCGCAAAGGCTACGCGTTCAAACCCGTAATCTTTGATGAGAAGTTTTGCAACGGTGTCTTTACCAGACCGTGCATACCCAGATAAGCCAATAATCATGCAAAAAACTTGTCTTTTCTAAAGGTCTTCATATCTCCTGTACGGCGAGTAATCTCACGAGAAATTAAAGCACCATCACGCTCTAGGTTGTTGTACATGACCTCAATCATTTTTCTGTAAGCGTAAAGAGTGTCTACTTCTTCTGATAACTTTTCAATTTCAGCAGAACCAATAACGTTGGCTTTTACAGATGTTACGGGGATTTTTGTAACTTTAACTTTGCCTTTTTCATCGACGGTAGAAGTAGACGTTGGCTGTAGAAGCATTAGTTTTGCAGTTTGAGTTTCTAAAAGTTTTTCAGCAGCACGTTCATCAATTTGGGCTGCTGCTAACTGAGTTGCAACGTAGTTAGTCCAAGCAATAACGTGGCTATACAAGTTACTAATTTGTTCGCTACCTAACTCTGTTAGGTCTTTTGGCATAAGGGGGTAATCCCCTTGTGTAGGAGCAATGCTGAACCCCTGATTCAACAGGTCTTCTATTGCCTGTGCTGATGCTTTACCCAATTTCAAGGTCATTACCGTCTCCAAACTGTGCACAAGACTTGCATCCAAGTCCGATGTTGCACTCTAGTGGTGTTTTACTATCAACTGCTTCGACCACTATACGGGCCTTGTCAAATATATCTTCAACAAGTTCGAAGTCAGCCTTTACTGCAAACTCTTTGTAATCTTGGTCTGCTTTAAGTTCGTAGATATAAACAATCTCATTTACATCGTGACCCATCCGTTTCATCAATTCTAAGTAAATCTGACCTTGCATAAGGTGAGTTCTGAATGGGCGACGAATACTTCTCCACGCTTTTTGAAGGTCTCCATCAGCCTTTGCAATCAATTCAGGGGCTTCTATACGCAAAGTTCCAGACCCAATTGATTTTATCTCTATCAAGCAATCATCTTTAATGCCTTTTATCCAGCCGTCAGAATGACCAGCGATTCTTAGGTCATCCTCTATCAAAGGAACTTCTTTATAAACCAAGAAGTGGCTGTATGCGTTGCAGTACATACACATCTTTGGCGATGTTTCATACCAAGACATACCGCAGACTCGGCAATGCCATAGTCCATGCAGAACGCCTATCTCTTTAAACCAGTTCTGCCATTTAGCGTGGATTGAATGGCCCTCATCAAATATAGATTGTAGACGAAGGTTTGGTTTATCTTTCTTTACCTTTGCACCACTTAGTGCAAAATAAGAAGCACGTAAACACCAATTAACCTTTGCCATCTCAGAGGGATGCAAGACTGTGGTCTTACGTTCCTCTGCAGGTTTAGTTAGCAGGTGACGTTCAATATCACCGAGTAATCTAGGCTCAGTCTTCTTAGCGTCTAAGAACCTCTTTAAATCTGTGTTCATTAATCTTTCCAGTCGTCCAGTTGTTCAATGTACTCTTTTAGTGACATCTTCTTTTTGTAATCCTTTCGCCACTTTCTAACTAAAGCGTTACGTTCCCTATGGGACATACCACCCCAGATGCCATGTGGCTCTTCTCTTTCTACCGCATCCCACAGACATTGAAGTCTTACTGGGCAAGGATTCTTTCCGTTGTCACCAAAGCAGTATGACTTAGCGACATCTGCAATGATTTTGTATAGTTCTTTATCACGTGGGGGATAGAAGACATCGGTTTCAACACCTTTGCACCTTGCCTCGTATCTCCAAGCGTAATCTGGTTCATCCATTGACAATTCCTTTTCATAAGTTCTCTCTCATTTCTAGGTAATCGTCTTCAAGGAGAATCACGTAATTCTCCCCATCTAGATGGATGCCAAGTACGGGTGTTCGGCTATCTAGTATTGCCTCTCTCGTAATCTTCTTTAGAACTTCAGACTTGATGGTGACCTGTTTTTTACCAGTCCACTTATGTTCTATCAACAAGTCCTCTGCTCTAACATCTCCCTTTCTCTGCCAAAAAGCACCAGAAGCAGCATTGCGTTTTCCGTTTACACGTTTTGCAATACGGGCCTCGTGTTTACGAGATTGCTTCTGGCCCTCAGACTTCATGTGATTTTTTCTGGGTCAAAAATAACTGGCTTTACCTTACCAAGTGAGGTCAATGTCAAAGCCACCATTTCTGCTGCTGCTACAACGCCGATTGCTAAATCTTCTGGGTGTGCTTGGTCGTGAATATTACGACCAGCAAATGCCCAATCATTACTGCTTGATTTAACAACGTCGTTTACAACAGTTAAAAACTGGTCCATAGACAAATACCAGTTTGGTGCAGTGCTATCTGCCAAGGTCAATCACCTTTCTACTTAGTTCTTCCTTAAGGTCTAGTTCCTCACGGATAGAAGCAATAACAGAGTCTGTTCCCTGCCATTTACGGTCACCATAGTAGTACCAGCCACCTTTACGTTCAATGATGCCATGAAGCACTGACATTGCTGCAATTTCTTTAGCAAAGTCGTACTCGCCTGGTTTGCACTCTCCACCTTGGTCAAAGTAGAAGTCAAAATAAGCAACACGCTGTGGTGGTGCAGTCTTGTTCTTTAAAACTCTGACTTTGATTGTTTGACCAATGCGTTTCTTGTCTTGACCTGAACCAGCCTCAATCCAGTCATCTCTACGAATCTCAGAACGAGTAAAAAACGCATAGTTCTTGCCTTCTCCACCAGGAGTTGTGCGTGGGTCTCCGTGCATAACCCCAATCTTCATACGATATTGATTAACGACCAGTCCTAATATTGGACGCTCATCTTCAACTAAACTTCTTTTCATTGCTGCACCAACGACTCTAAAGAACTTATTAGTTATAAGTGCTCCTCGACCAACTGTCATTTCTTCCATGGTCTTCTCCATTTCAGGAGCGGGAGATAAAGAAGGTAATGAATCTATAACAATCGCATCTACAGCCTTAGACTCCGCAAACTTAATTACAGCGTCATAGGCTTCTTCCATTACGTTCGTTTCAATAACAATAACGCGTTCTTGGTCGACTCCACACATGTTTGCATAACCTGGAACCCACTGTTCTGCTGCGACCCATACAGTAGTGTAGTCAGGGTTGAGAGCCTGGTTAGCAGCGATTGTCTTGAGTGCAACAGCAGTCTTACCGTGAGACGACTCGCCAATAAGTTCATTCCATTGGTTTCCTGGAAACCCACCACCAAGGACAAAATCTAACGTTGTGGAACCTGAAGTAATTCTAGGAATTAAGTTATCGCGGATATCAGAACCAAGTATTGCCACATTACCGCCATGTTGTTTATTTATATCCGCAATTATTTTACGGGCTTCATTATTCATCATTCCACTCTCCCAATAATTCCTTGAGGATTAAAGTTGTTAGTTACATTATTTCCCATAGCGGGTTTTGCTACGCCTTCTACTTTTGCACCTTCTAATGTTCCAAACTTA